TATATATATATATATAGAGGAGAGAGAATATCCCTCATAGGAAAATAGGGTTGGAACGGTTCCGAGCGTTCCAAAGTGGAGCATCCGGTAACCACAATGGAAAAACGGAACGCGTCGCGGAACATTTCGTGGCCGGAACGAATCGATCAAGGGGTTCCCGTATGAGCACCAAGAAGCCCTCGCCCTCTCTCGACGCCTCTCGGAGGCGCTTTGCGCAGGCTAACGCCCGGGCGCTGGCGCTCGCGCACGTCCCTTTCGCGATGACCCGCCTACGCGAGCTGGCCGCTGAGGAGGCCGATCCGTGGCTCGCACTGGCCGCGATCAAGGAGATTCTCGACCGGGCCTGCGGTAAGCCACGTCAGGCCGTTGAGGTAGAGGTCTCCGATGCCCCAGCCGACCCAGGCTCTGCCCGCCGAGCCCTCGCTGTCGCGCTCGCTCGCCTCGCGGCACCCGGAGATGGTGCCGATGGCGATCGCGAGCCTGAGCGAGGAGCAGGCTCGGACGCTGCTCAAGGACTGGACCCTGTGGGCCCGGCCTGACCAGCTCCCCCCTGTCGGCCGCTGGCGCTTCTGGCTTGACCTCAGGGGCCGCGGCGCGGGCAAGACCCGTACGGGCGCCGAGTGGGTGCGCGGCCGCGTAGAGGCCGGCCTGGCGCGTCGTATCGCGTTGATTGGCGAGACGGCGGCTGACGCTCGGGAGGTGATGGTCGAGGGCGAGAGCGGGATTCTCGCCTGCTCGCCCGATTGGAACCGACCGCGGTACGAGCCCAGCAAGCGCCGCCTCACATGGCGGAACGGCGCGATCGCGACGACGTACTCCGCTGACGACCCAGAGCAGCTTCGCGGTCCGGTGCATGACACGATCTGGTGGGACGAGGCGGCAAAGGGCCAATATCCCGACGACGTGCACAGCAACGCAGACCTCGGGCTCCGTGCTGGCGAAACACCGCAGATGCTGCTCTCAACAACGCCGCGGCCCATCCCGCTTATCCGAGATCTTGTGCTGCAGGCGAAGCAGCGTCCCGACGTCGTCGTCGTCACGCGAGGCAGTACCTACGCAAACGCAGCGAACCTGCCCACGGCGTTTCTCGAGCAACTCCGCCGCCGGTACGACGGCACTCGGCTTGGGAGGCAAGAAATCCACGGCGAGATCCTCGACGACGTGCCGGGCGCGCTTTGGACACGCGCGGTAATCGAAGCCGCGCGACAGCGGACGCGCCCCGACCTCGAGCGCGTCGTCGTCGCAATCGACCCCGCGGTCACATCGGGCGAGGACTCCGACGAAACGGGCATCATCGTCGCAGGCAAAGGCGTCGATGGCCGCGCATACATCCTCGAAGACCTGACGTGCAGACTGTCACCCGACGGCTGGGCGCGCCGCGCCGTTGACGCCTACGACAGACACAATGCCGATCGAATCGTGGCGGAGGTGAACAACGGCGGAGACCTCGTCGAGCGAGTCATCCGCACCGCAGACATAAACGTATCGTACCGCGCCGTCCGCGCATCGCGGGGCAAGCGAACGCGCGCCGAACCCATCGCGGCCCTGTATGAGCAGGGTCGGGTTACCCACGTTGGGATGTTTGCGGAGCTCGAGGACCAGATGGTTTCGTTTGCACCCGGGTTTGTTTCTTCCCCTGACCGTGTGGACGCGCTAGTGTGGGCCCTATCTGATTTGATGTTGACAGAAGACGTTGCTTTTGCTTTTTGACGGGGAGCGCGGACCCACCAACCCCAAGCACGACGCGCCGGCATGCACGCGCGCGGTCCCCACTTGGCGAACCGCGTTCCCCGTCACCAGTCAGGAGCACCATGGGACGGTGGGGCGATGCATGGCGAACCCTGACGACGCGCAAGGGCGCTGTGCCTTTCGCTGGCCCCGGTCACACGGGCAGTGCGTTTGGGTCGCTTCAGGTTGCACCGCGCAAGGGAAGCAAAGAAATCGTTGAGGCGTATCGCACGTCTCCGATTCTCCGGATGGTTGTTAGCAAAATCGCGCTCGGGGTGTCCGCGTCGCGCGTTCGTTTGTACCGGTCGAAGAAGACCGCGACGCGCTCCGTGTTGCGTGCGGCTGATGTGGCGCAGGCGGCGAAGCTCGGGGACCTTCAGGAGCTCGAAACGCACCCACTCCTGACGATGCTGTCACGCCCGAATCCGATGATGACCGGCGGCACTGCGCGCAGGTTGACGAGCGTCTATCTCGACGTCCCCGGCGAGGCTCCGTGGATTCTCGAGCGTAGCGCGCGCGGCGAACCAGTGCAGATGTACCCGGTCCCGCCGCACTGGCTCACGCGCACGCCGGCATCGGGCCCGTGGACGTTCTCCGGAGGCGGGGCGACGTGGTCTGTATCTCGCGAGGATGTGCTGTGGCTCCGCGATGTGGACCCGGCGAACCCATTCGGCCGTGGCGCTGGCGTAGGCCTCTCCCTCGCTGATGAGCTGGATTCAGACGAGTACGCCAGCGCGATGACGCGTGCTCGGTTCGCAAACGGGGCAAGCCCGTCGCGTATGGTCGGGATTCAGGGCGCATCCCAGCCGATGCTTGACCGGGCGAAAGCCGAGTGGCTCGCGAAACACCAGGGCGTGTCGAGGGCAGGGCAGGCGCACTTTCACGCCGGCGCGGTGTCGGTCGAGAAGATCGACACATCGTTCGTCGACATGGATTTGGTTGCGCTGCGTGAGTGGCAGCGGAATATCGTGCAACAGGTGTTCGGCGTGCCGCCTGAGATCCTCGGGATCGTAGAGAACAGCAATCGCGCCACGATCGAATCGAGCGACTACCTCTTCGCGAAATGGGTGATTGCGCCGCGCAACGATTTCCTGCGCGACGAGCTACAGACGTTCCTCGTGCCGCAGTTCTCGGATGGCGAGCGGCTTGTGTTGCAAATCGAGACTGCGATCCCCGAAGACAAGGCGTTCCGTCTCGCGGTCCACACAGCCACGCCATGGGCGTTCACGGCGGATGAGCATCGCGCGCTGGCCGATGCGCCCCCGCTGCCCGATGGCGGCGGGGGTGTGTTCTCTGTTCCATTCACGAATCTGTTCGTTGAGGATCTGGCGGACACGTCAGCTCCGGCGCCCGCTCCGGTGCGTGGCGTGCGAGCGAAGGCACTCACGGCCGCGGATATCGATCGGATCGTGGAGGCGCTGAAGCCGGAGCGCCTGAAGCTCGACGATGAAATCCGCGAGTTGGTGGATCGATGGAGCGCGGACAAGCTCTCGGAGCTGGGCGCGTCGCTCTCGTTCGACATGCTGAACCCGCGCGTCTTGCGGTATCTCGAGACGCTTACGGGAGGGAAGATCACAGCGATCAATGAGGTCACGCGCGAGACTATCCGCGCAGACCTCGAGGCCGGACGCGCAGCGGGCGAGGGAGCCGAAGACGTCGCACGACGCATTCGGGGAAGCGCCGGGTTCTCGAGAGCGCGCTCGCTCATGATCGCCCGCACCGAAGTGACCGCCGCCGCGAATTTCGCGAGCGTTGAGTCGTGGCGACAGACCGGCGTTGTTCCGCAGAAGGAATGGCTCGCGACTCGCGACAGCAAAGTTCGCGACTCTCACCTCGCACTCGACGGCGAGGTTGTCGCGCTTGACGCGTCGTTCCCCGGCGGCGCCTCGCACCCGGGCGCATGGGGCATCGCGGCGGAGGACATAAACTGCCGATGCACGGTAATTCCGGTGGTTGACGAAAAGGAATACACTGCGGAGATGAAGGACGCCGCATGGCGGAAGTTCGATCGCTCGCTCATTCCGTGGGAGCGCTCCATCGAACGCACGGTGCGAGACGGACTCGAGAAACAGCGCGATGACTTGCTTGCGGCATTGAGGGCACAATGAAAATCAAGACACACTCAGCCGACGTCGAGAAGACCGGCTCAGGCTCATACGTTTTCCATGTGTCATCCGCCGCGGTTGACCGCGACAACGACACGATCGATCCGGGCGGCTGGGATCTTGCCAATTTCCGCGCGAATCCCGTGATCCTCTGGGCTCACGACTACAAGCAGGCCCCGGTCGGGCGCTCCGTGCGCGAATGGGTCGAAGGCGGCACGCTGCGAAGCGAGGTCGAGTTCACCGATGAGGGGCCGAACGCGTGGGTCGGAAAGCTCGTTGCGCGCGGTGTGCTTCGTGCGACGTCGGTCGGGTTCCGTCCGATCGAAGCCGTCGAGAATCGAGAGCGGCGAGGGTACGACTTCATGAAGCAGGAGCTGCTCGAGATCTCGGTCGTGCCCGTGCCATCGAACCCCGAGGCTCTTGTCCTCGCAAAATCGAGCGAGGCAGTGCGCGAGTACCGACGGTGGATTGAGATGGCGCTGGATCTCGACGGCATGGTTGCCGTGCCGAAGGCCTCGCTCGCCGACGTGGCGAAGATGCTTGCGCCGGTAACCGTCGCCATGCGCGTTCCCGCGCTGACCGCGAAGACACTTTGGGATGTGAGCGTTGAAGATCTCACGCTCGAGCAAGAACTCTCCGACGTCCGATGACCGGCCGGCGGTGAGCAACCAACGGCCGGTCATGGCCGAAAGGAGAGTACAAATGGCAACGGTAAAGGAAGAGATCCAGGCGGCAGTCGCCTCGATCAAGAGCGAAATCAGCAAAGAGGTCCTCGAGGGCATCGAGTCCCGTCTCGAGAAGGTGATCGGCGAGCGCAAGGCGACTGCAAACATGCCTGCGTTTGACGAAGCGCCGACGAAGGCGAAGGCCGCGAAGACCTTCGGCGCGTTCGTGACCGCGCTCGCGAAGGCGGGCGGCAACGTCGACAAGGCTCACGCCATGGCAGCGCGCGCCGGCGACGCTGACCTCGCAAAGGCCTTCGAATTCTCCGCGACGAAGGCCATGCAGTCTGACACGATGTCCGCTGGCGGCTCGCTCGTACACGAGGCCTACGCCGCGGACTTCATCGAGCTGCAGCGGGCAGCGACGGTTGTTCGCGCTGCCGGTGCGATGCAGATCGACATGCCGTCCGGCCACCTAAACCTAGGGCGTCAGGACTCCGCCGGCACCGCGTATTGGGTCGACGAAGGCGCCGACGGTACGGTGTCCGACCAAGCCACGGGGAACATCACCCTCACGGCCAAGAAGGTCATCGGCCTCACGGTGGTCTCCAACGACTTGCTCAAGTACACGACGGGCGCCGCTGAGCGGATCATCACGAACGACCTCGTGAACGTTTGCTCGATCGCGCAGGACGTAAAGTTCATTCGCGGCACGGGCGCATCGTCCACTCCCCAGGGTCTCCGCTACGCCGCGGCGTCTGCGAACGTGAACGCGATGACGGGCACGCCGACTGCCATCACCGTGACGGCTGACCTCCTCGCGCAGCCGAAGCTTGTGGAGCTCGGCGACACGCGAATCAAGGCCGGCTGTTTCCTCATGAGCCCGCGCGTTGAGTACTACCTTAAGGGCCTCCGAGATGCCGGCGGGTCGCTCGCATTCTGGAATGAGATGAGCACGTCGAAGACGCTCTTCGGGTTCAAGTACTACTCGACGACGTCGATTCCGACGAACCTCGGCGGTGGTACTGAATCTGAGGTGTATTTCTTCGAGACCTCGGAGTTCATTATTGGCGACGCGTACGGTCTCCAGGTCGAGGTCTTCCCGAACGGTGTATACGAGAACTCTGGCGGCACCGTGATCTCCGGCATCAACCGAGACGAGACGGTCGTTCGAGTCATCGGGTCCACCGACTGCAAGCTTCGTCACGCAAACGCGGCCAGTGTGATCACTGGCGTTACCTGGGGTGCATAATGGGACACAATATCGCGACAGTGAAAAATGTAGGGCGCACGCTGGAAGTGTTTCACTGCGGCGCTGCATCTCCGGTTGCGGCCGACGGCGCAATCGACAACGTCGCCGTCACAGGCGCCACGATCAACCGCATGGTCGCTGGCACCGAAGGCGATCAACTCAACAGTGGCAAGCTCATCCTTTCGTACATGACCACGCTCACTGCGGCGAAGACGCTGTCGTTCGCGATCGCGTACCAGGAGAGCGCAGACGGGTCTTCATGGGACACAGCCGTCGCGCTTCAGACCGCCACGGTTGCCGCGACCGGTGCGGTGACTGCGTCGCTCGGGACGGTTGAATACAACGTCAACCTCCACGACAAAAAGCAATACATTCGTTTCAACTACACGCCGGACCTCAGCCACTCGGGAACGGACACCGCGACGACCTCGCTCGTCTTCGTGGCTGGCGGCGGGCCGATTCCGCAGTAGTCTGAACGAAACATCGCCGGGCGGTCCGCATGACGCCCGGCGCTTTCGGAGGTCCACATGCGGTGTCAGTTCAAGAAGCCATTCCAGATGTACAACGCTGGCGACGTCGCGGTGTTTGACGACGGCACCGGCGAGCGCCTCCTTGCTGGCGGTTTCGTAGTGGACCTCGCTGCCCTCGGCGCGAAGTCACTCGACGCGCCGCCCGTGGATAAGGCACTCGAGAAGCCAGTGAAGAAGAAGGGCATGTGGTGAGCCGCACCTCGCTCGTCAGG